AAAAAATTACGCTCTTCGCAGATTAGGTTATCCTGCCATCGACATCAATGTATGCGATGAGCAGTTGGATGATCTAGTGGAAGAAGCCATCGATTACTTCCAAGAGTATCATTACAATGGAAGTTATCAATCGATGATGAAGATTGAGGTAACTGACGCTATCAAAACTGCTGCACAATCTACTACACAGCAGGGAGCGACTAATTGGTATGAAAATAATAACTATGTTTCGTTACCACCTGGAGTGCTAGGTGTAAATCATGTTTATACCAACATCGGTGCTTCCAGTGTTGTCCCTGGCAATATTTTTAATATCAAGTATCAGATCTTTTTGAATGATATCTATGCAATGACTCATGGTCAGATCTTGCATTATTTTATGACATCACAATACCTTGAGACACTTGATTGGGTTACAAATTCTCAAGCGAATCGTAGAGTGAAATTCAATGAGCACCAAGCAAGATTGTATCTTGATTTTGATTGGGATACTTTACAAGCAGGTGATTTTATTTTAGTTGATCTGACCATGCGTCAAGATCCTGATGAATTTACTGGCATGTATAATGATGCTTGGTTGAAAGATTATGTTGAGGCACTCTTCCAACAACAGTGGGGTAGAAACCTCAGTAAGTATGACGGTATTGCAATGCTTGGGGGTGTGACCTTGAATGGTCGCAGAATCCTTGAGGATGCAAGCACCTTCAAGAAAGATCTGGAAGAACAGATCAGGACTGATCATGAACTACCACCCATGGACCTAATCGGTTAATCCTATGTCAGACCATACAGTTTCATCTTGTACACAAAGACCAGATCCCGAACCCAGTTGTCGCTTAAGACTAAATGGCACTCAGGGCGAACAGAACCTGTTGTCTGATCTAATTACAGAATCAATCGACATCTATGGTCAGGACGTATACTATGTTCCTAGAACTTTGGTGAAAGAGGACACTCTTTTTGGTGAGGATACAATGTCCTCTTTTGATGGAGCATATCAGATCAGAGCATTCTGTAATACTAATGATGGATGGGAAGGTCAAGGAGACATCCTAACAAAGTTTGGTATTCGCATCGAAGACAAGACAACCTTTATTGTTTCTAGATATAGATTCACAGAGGCAGTCGATGATAATGCTACCTTGATTGTTGAAGGTCGTCCTAATGAAGGCGATCTAATTTATGCACCATTCTCAAAAACTTTGTTTGAGATTAGTTTTGTAGAGCACGAAAAACCTTTCTACCAATTAGGTAAAGGGTATGTATGGGAAATGCAGTGCGAACTCTTCGAGTACAGCGATGAGTCTATCGACACTGGTGTGGCAGAGATTGATGCAGTTGAAACTGAGAACGCAATCTCTATCAAACTAACTATGGATCCAGGTGGTACTGGAACATTCACAGTTGGCGAAGAGATCGTTGGTGATCTCTATCGTGCATTTGGTACTGCTGCTATCACGGGTGATGCAGTATCTTCTGTTGCAATCACAGATGGTGGTGCAGGTTATAAGTCTGCATTGCCTCCACTAGTAACATTTATAGGAGGAGGTGGAAGTGGCGCTACGGGTACTGCTGTCGTCAATAGCAACGGTCTTGTTACTGGCATTACTATCACAAGTGGTGGGTCTGGTTATACTTCTGCGCCTACTGTCGCAATCGACTACAGTCCCAAGGACAATAGAGCAGAAGTCAAGTCTTGGAACGAGTCCACAAGATCACTTGAAGTAATCAACAGATCAGGTACATTCCAGACAAGTGAAACTATCAAGGGTCTCACTTCAGGTGCTCTCTGGAGTCCTGAGTCTTATAATACCCTAAATAATACGAATAGTACCCAAGATATGAATGCATATATTGAGGACGAGGCAGACGACATTCTAGATTGGACTGAAACAAATCCATTCGGTGAATTCGGTAATTCAGGGAGTAACATCTAATGTTAGGGACATACTTTTATAACGAGATCTTCAAAAAGACTATTATTGGATTTGGAACCTTATTCAATAATATCCAACTTCGTCGTGCGAATGGCGGAGATGTTGAGGTTATGAAAGTACCTCTGGCATATGGTCCCACAGAAAAGTTTCTTTCTCGTTTGAGAGAGAATCCTAACCTAGAAGGTAGAAGAGTTCAAATCACAGTTCCTAGAATTGGTTTTCAACTAACTTCTATTTCTTACGATCCTACCAGAAAGGTTGCTCCAACGCAAGTCATCAAGGTTCCTTCCGCAACGGAAGGTGAAGTTGACAAGGGTTATATGCCAGTCCCATATAATCTTGGTTTTGAAGTAGATATTATTTCAAAAAACCAAGATGATGCTTTGCAGATCTTGGAGCAAATTCTCCCCTTCTTCCAACCATCTTTTTCAATCGGTGTAAATATGCTCACTGCATTGAATGAAACCAAAGATGTTCTAATTAATTTGGAATCTGTAGATTTCAGAGATGACTATGAAGGAGCTTTTGCCGACAACAGAATCTTAATCTATAGTCTTAAATTTACTGCCAAGACTTATGTTTACGGTCCTGTCAAGGAAGCAACTTCTGGTCTTATCAAGAAAGTCTTGGTCGATCAATATACCGATGTGGATGTTACAAGAGCAAGAGAGATCAGATATTCAGTTACTCCAAAAGCAAAAGAAGATTACAATTCGGATGGAAACATCAATAGTCTAGATGACCCATTCGTATCTGCAGGAGATGACTTTGGTTTCAATGAACTTACGTCTGAATTTACAGATGCTGCACGTTGGAACTCAGTTTCAGGACAAGATGAACCTATTTAACTATGAGTAATTACGACGGTCTGGATGAAGTTTTTGATGTAGAACCTGTGGAGATTGAAAAGTCTCCACCATCAAAACCTCCTGCTCCTAGAGCAGCAGACAAACCAGAAATTCAACATGACTATGAAACGTCAAGAGCGCAGCTGCACTCTCTAGTCATGAAAGGTCAGGAAGCAATCGATGGAATCCTAGAGGTTGCAAGGAGTTCTGACCATCCTAGAGCATACGAAGTTGCAGGACAACTAATCAAAAACACTGCTGACGTTGCAGATAAATTAATCGACCTTCAGAAAAAAATGAAAGATCTCGATGAGCAACCTAAATCTGGTCCTACCACAGTTAATAACACTATGTTTGTTGGATCGACTGCAGAACTTCAAAAACTCCTCAAGCAAAACACAAAAGGTAATAAATAGAGAAGAAACTGGACGAAATTAAAATGGCATCCAACGTAGTAACACCAGTACAAAGTCTGGGAATCCTTACCGATAATTCAGATACAGCACAAACAACCGCTGGTCATATTGTGAAGACTGGAATTTATCGTATGATCAATGCTGATACTCACAGCAACCATTTTTCATGGGGTGGTGCTCCTGATGTATCAACTGATGCGCTTACAATTCACACTGCTGTAAATGGTGCTGAGTTGTTTCAACTTGCCAAACCCAAAAGAATTAATATTCGTTCTGCTAGTGCTGCAAGTCCTTGTGTACTGACAGTTGGTGAGGATGGTAGAATACCTGCTCACAATTTTGCAGTTGGAGATTATATCACAATCACTGGTTCTGCAGTTGCTGCATACAATGTATCTCATGTAGAAATTACTGCCGTCAGCGATACAACTATCACCATTGACTCCGATCAGTCTTCTAGTGCTGCTTTTACTGGATCTGCTACTGGTTCTAATAGCATCAAGATTCAGGCAAAGGGTGATACCAGCAATGGTATGACTCTGTATATCGATGAAGTCCAAGTATCTGGTTGATTCTATGATCAGCGAAAACGTAGCAACAGGTAAGGCAAAGAGAGCAAAGCGTGGTGGCATTGCTCAAAGAGTTGGTGCATCTGAAAAGATCACTAACGCAGAGAAGGCAAGTGCCGCAACTGATCATGCTTCCGCTAAAAAGAAAGCAGGTGATGATGCTCATGCCGCTGCCACTAAGGCAGGCAAGAGTCCTTATGATGCTGAATATGCAAGAAACAAAGCACACAGAGCATACGAGAAACAGCAGAAAAAACTGAATAATTCGTACATTCCGTCGTTTGCAGAGTTTATTAATGAAGGAGCAGCCTGGACTAGAAAGGAAGGACAGTCCTCCAGCGGGGGACTTAATGAGAAAGGAAGAAAATCTTACGAAAGAGAAAATCCAGGATCTGACCTTAAAGCACCTTCAAAGAAGGTTGGAAATTCCAGACGGTCATCCTTCTGCGCTAGAATGGGAGGCATGAAAAAGAGATTAACTTCTGCCAGAACTGCTAACGATCCCGATAGCAGAATCAACAAAGCACTAAGAGCTTGGAATTGCTAACTTATTATTTTGTAGCTTGACGAACCGTCCTGCGCCTATATAATAAATATGCACTTCGCATTAATCCACTATGGACCCCGATTCAAAGTTCTCTGACCTATCGATGGATAGAAAAGAGTGCGAAAAATGTGGTGCTCTCTGGTTAAACGGACAGCACTACTGGTCAGGAACGGGAGCATTGGGAGATCCGCACGACTTGGCAGGTTTGGTTTGCAACAAACTAGGTGATCATAGATGCATAAACCCTTGCAGAGGTTCTGATTCTGGGATAACATGGGCAAAGCGTCTCTCTCAACTCGATAAGGACTTTCCAACCGATGTACCACCTCAACAAGACTGACATTGCTCGCCTGAGAAGGGCAGTTGCTTACTATGCAGATCAGACTGGTTCTGAATATCTCTGGGACCAATATCACGAATTGCTAAATAAGTTGAAGACTTACGAAGAGCAAAACCTTTTACAGGATGAAAGCTGACAATATTTATTTGGGAAACCCTAACCTTAAAAAGGCAAACGTTTCCCAAGAGTTCACACAAGAACAAGTTGAAGAATTTATCAAGTGTTCACAAGACCCCATCCATTTTGCAAGAGAGCACATTAAAATTGTCTCTCTGGATGAAGGTCTTGTGCCTTTTGATATGTACGATTTTCAGGAAGACCTGATTGATAGGTTTCATAATAATCGATTCAACATTGCAAAACTACCAAGACAAACAGGTAAGTCCACTACGGTGGTTTCTTATCTGTTGCATTATGCTATCTTTAACGATAATGTCAGGATTGCAATCCTAGCAAACAAAGCAGAGACTGCGAGAGAACTTCTTTCCAGACTACAACTTTCTTATGAAAATCTACCGACATGGATGCAGCAAGGTATTGTGTCATGGAACAAAGGTAGTCTAGAACTTGAGAATGGATCAAAAATTGTAGCAGCATCTACCTCATCCAGTGCAGTCCGAGGTAATTCATTTAATATTATTTTCTTGGACGAATTCGCGTTCATCCCAAACAATATTGCAGAGCAGTTCTTCTCGTCGGTGTATCCTACCATTTCGTCTGGTAAAAACACCAAGGTGATTATCATTTCCACGCCAAATGGAATGAACATGTTTTATAAACTTTGGCATGATGCTGAGAGAAAGAAGAATAGTTATATTCCTACTGAGGTTCATTGGTCGGCAGTTCCTGGTAGAGATGCAAAATGGAAAGAACAAACTATTGCTAACACGTCTCAAAGACAGTTTACGCAAGAATTTGAATGTGAGTTCTTGGGTTCGGTTGATACTCTAATCAACCCAGCAAAGTTAAGAAACCTTGTGTATGAAGATCCTATCGCATCTAACGCTGGACTTGATGTCTACGAAAGAGCAGAGAAGGATCACCAGTATATCATGTGTGTGGATACATCGCGAGGGACCAGTCAAGATTATTCAGCATTTGTTGTAATGGATATTAGTCAGTTGCCATATCGACTGGTTGCAAAGTATAGGAACAATGACATCAAACCCATTCTGCTTCCTAACATCATACACGATGTGGCAAGGAATTACAATGGTGCTTACATACTTATTGAGGTTAATGACATTGGTGCTCAGGTTGCAGATATTCTACAGTATGACTTGGAATATGAAAACCTTCTGATGTGTTCCATGCGTGGACGTGCTGGGCAGATTGTTGGATCTGGATTCAGTGGTAAGAAGGCATCTCTTGGTGTGAGAATGACTTCTACTGTTAAGAAGGTTGGGTGCTCTAACCTCAAGGCATTGATTGAGGAAGATAAATTAATTATAAAAGACTATGACATTATTAGTGAGTTAACCACCTTTATCCAAAAGGGCAACTCGTTTGAAGCAGAAGAAGGTTGTAATGACGACCTTGCTATGTCTTTGGTTATCTTTTCTTGGTTGGCAATGCAACCATACTTTAGAGAGATGACTGATAGTGATGTCAGAGCAAGAATTTTTGAAGATCAAAGGGAAGCAATTGAAGCAGACATGGCACCCTTTGGATTTATTAGTGATGGATTTGAAGATGAATCATTTGTGGATGGTGATGGAGATAGGTGGCACGTTGATGAATATGGTGATAGGTCATTTATGTGGGACTATGGTTGATGGACTTAGATTCACAGATTAGTTTAGATAATTTATTATTCGTTGAAAGGAGATGTAGGTCTTGCGGCGAGCATAAAAATTTGCTTGAAGATTTCTACATTATGAGAAGATCTAAACCTTCTTTAGCATCATCATACGCTTATGAATGTAAAGAGTGTACAATAAAACGAATCACTGATAAACGGTCAAAACCCTAGTGTTCATGCATTGTTCATGCATAAATATTACTTCTGAAGAACGATTTTTTATAAATATTTCTAGCAATACGCCTATGATTTTCAGGAGAACAAGACATGGCATTAAGTCAATACTCCCCAGGGGTACTAGTAAGAGAAATTGATCGCAGCACAGGATCAACTCAGGCGATTCCCGCATATGCTGCAGTCGCAGGTCCCTTCTCACAAGGTCCTGTAAGTGAAGTTCGTGTAATCAGTTCCGAGAGACAACTTGAGTCTGTCTTCGGTGCTCCTAACAACTCAAACTTTGAATACTGGTTCTCTGCGGCACAGTACCTTCTATATGGTGGTACAGTTAAGGTTATTAGAACCGATTCAACCACTCTCAAGAACTCAGTTTCTAACGGCACTGCTGTTAAGATCAAAAACTCAGATGACTACGAGAACAACTTCGAGTCTGGTTCAAACACTTGGAATTGGGCAGGTAAGACTCCTGGCACCCTTCTAAATGGCGTTAGAATCTATGCTACCGACGCAGGTCCTGACCAACTAGCAGTTCTTCCTGCACCTTCTTCAGGTAATGAGTGGGAATTCGTTGCTGACGAGGCAGTCACTGCAGCATCTGGTGCTGCTGGTAAAGTTTACTCCTATAGAGTAAAACTAAAACTAACCTCTGTTGTTGGTACTTTCGTTCCTGGTGCTGCTACTGTTGATTCACAAGCAGCAACAGTTCTTGGTTGGGATGCTACCAAATCTATCCTCGATGTTTCTTTTGACACTGGATACACTGGTATCGCTGCTGCAGCTGATGCAGTTGCTCAGGCATCTTCTGGTGCATCTGGTACAATCGCAACTGGCGGTATCACTAGAGAACTAAGAATCCTTCTCGACAAAGGTTCAATTGAGTTTGCTGCTTCAGATTCTCTGACTGATACCAACTCTAACGCAGTTGCTATTGACTCAGAATCAAATGAGTATCAAACCAGAGAAGTTTACACTGGTCTTAAGTGGGTCAGCGTTGCTCCCCGTCCTGGCACTTCACAGTTTGGTCTTTCTAAGGGTGCATTCAGAGATGAACTTCACCTCCTAGTTGTTGACACCGAAGGTAAGATCACTGGCACTCCTGGTACTATCCTTGAGAGACACATTGGTCTTTCCAAGGCAACCGACGCTAAGACTACCAACGGTGAAGTTAACCACATCGTCAACTCCCTCAAGTTCGGTTCAAACTATATCTATGCTGGTGATCTAGATGACACCAACGTAATGGCAGCAACCGCAACTGCTTCTGATGGCAATTGGGGTGTTGTAGCAGCGAATAAGAACTTCAACGTTATTCGTGCTGGTAGCGGCATGACCGATGGTGTTACCGATCCTGTTAGCGGTACTTACCTTGTAGGTTCTAAGAATGGTCCTACCATGCAGTACATCCTTGGTGGTGAATCTGCAACCGCTGGTGTTGACAACTACGCACCTACAACTGGTGAGTATACTTCGGCAATCAATCTAATCTCAGACCCAGAGACTCAGGATGTTGATTTCATCCTTCCTGGTCCTATGGGTGCAAACACAACTGATGCACTTGCTAAGGCAAATGCAATCATCACCATCCTTGAGACAAGAAAAGATTGCATGTCATTCTTCTCGCCTCTCAGAAACGACATCATCGGTGTCGAAGATTCTGACGTGATCACTGAGAATTTGGTTAAGTATTTCCGTAAGATTCCTTCAACATCTTATGCAGCACTAGATTCTGGTTATAAGTATATTTACGACCGTTATAATGACGTTTATCGTTATATCCCTTGCTCTGCTGACATGGCAGGTCTCTGCCTATCAACTTCTGTTGAAGAAGCAGATTGGTATTCCCCCGCTGGTCTCCAGAGAGGCGTACTAAGAAATGCTATCAAACTAGCATACTCGCCTAACAAGGCACAGAGAGATCAACTTTATGTTGAGAGAGTCAACCCCATCGTTGCATTCCCTGGTTCTGGCATCGTCCTATTCGGTGATAAGACCGCTCTCGGTTATGC